TTTGGAAATCCCCACAATCACGGACGGCTCTATGTATTGGTAGGATATGAGATACAACGGCTCTTTTGACTATTGGCATGGTGGCGAGGTTTTCACAGACCCCGCAACCGGCTTTACTGTTCAAAGCGACACCGCCGCTTTTGAAGAGGGTTGCGAGTGCCAGATTGATATTTCTATCCCTGCCAAGCACTACATAGGTACTGACGGGCAAGAATACACCTACACTTACGATGTTTTCATTTCAAAGTATTTCCGAGGTGAAATAAGTGTGGGTGATACTATCCGGCTCTACAATGCCGACAAGACCATGATTGCCGAGTTTAAGGCGCAAGGAGTAGATACGTTGAACCGAAAATATATTGAGGTATGGGGATAACTCCGATGTTTGGCAGTGGTTTAATAGCCGCCCAAGTAGCCGCGTTTCAAAATCGCGTTGAAGAGGCTGCCATATTCCTTTGCAAATACTTGGGTGAGGAATTAGTCAAGTATGCAAAGGATAAGCACAACTACACCGACCGCACGGGTAATCTCACAAACTCAATAAGCTATGTTGTAGTGAAAAACAAAGACATTGTTTTCGGTCCCGCCGACCAATCCGACAAACCGCAAGAGGCGGCACTGAAAGCCGCAATGAAAATGATTGCGACACTCCCCGATTGTATTGCGCTCGTGATTGTTGCCGGCATGAACTATGCCGCCTATGTGGAGGCAAAGGGCTATAACGTGATACTCCCCGCTGAACTCAAAGCCAAAACCGACTTTCCAAAGGCAATGCAAAAGCTCATGGATAAGGCGAAAGCCAAAGCAAATGAAATGTTTGGAATGACAATATGATAACGACCGAGGAAATAGCTGTAAGGGTTTACCAAATGCTCCAAGAGAGCGAGGTTAAGACCATGATAAGCGGTGTAATCGACTACGAAAGGAACGACTACACCAAAGAGGACGTTATCATTGTTCCTCACACCATAGACGGCGAGGGGAGTGTGCGTTACGGACAAATCAACGTGAATATCCATGTGCCGGACATACAAAAGCCGATGGCCGGCGGCAAATCCGTATTTCGTATCAATCACTCGCGGTTGATTGCCATTCGGAGCAAGGCGATTGAGGTACTGCAAAACCACTACGAAAAGGGCGAGGGCTACAACTGGAATGTCGGCCTAATCAATCCCCCTATCAAAGAGCCGGACCATGACGAGCATTTCGTTTCGTTTGCTCTGGAAATCACCGTGAGAGATAAAACAAGTAATCAATAACAACCAATTTAATAAGACCATGCCTATATTATCAACAATGGGGCTTAAAAAAATCTTTATAGCCCCCGCTGGCACAACCGCCGGCCAGATGCCCGCGAACGGCAATGCGTGGCTTGACTTAGGCGATGTTTACAAAGACACCTGTCAGCTTGTAGATGACGATGTGGAACAGACCGTGCATGAATCGGAAACGTCCTCAAAGAAAATCACGCTGATGGGTAACTACGTTACCGCCGTCAACCTCACACTCATGGACCCGTCGCTGGAGCAGCTATCCCGGTATTTCGGTGGCACAATCACCGGCTCCGCGCCCAAGCGTAAGTGGCTGCGCCCCCTCAAGCCTGTTTACAAGGAATGGGCCGTATGGCTCATGCCAGAAGAGGGCTTGTTTGTCGGCTGCCCCAACGTAGTAGTCGTACCCAAGTTTGAAATCACCTATTCAAGCAAGGGTATCTGTCTGGTGCCTCTCAAAATCAATTTCCAAGACCAGCTCTGCATAGACGAGGAAATGACCGACCCGACACAGACCGCCTAACAACGGGCCTTTTCGCAACGACTGCGCCCCCTATCCCTATTCGGTTAGGGGGCGCATTTAATTAAATCGCAATGGAACAGCAAGAGCAACAAGAACTGACACGCGAGCAGCGGTTAGAGATAGAAGATAAGGCAATACAAGCCCTCCTATCAATGGGGGCTAAGTTTACCGTGCCTTTGAAAATTAACCCGGTTAAGCCCTCAAAGTGGTTTAATCTCAAAAAACGCTTATTCCCAAAGCGCAATGTAGTGTGGCGCGATAAACAGATACCCAAAGACTGGGATGTAACGCTTACCGAGATACCCGATGTTGAAACCGGCACGATGAAAGAGGTGTATATGCGCAATTTCCATATAAAACCTCTTTATCTCGGAACTATCGACCGCTTGCGCCAGCTCTATATGCTCATGGAATACAACGAGGATGTTGTGCAAGCGCAACCTATCCAAGAGAGCAAGCGGCTATTCAAGTACATACCCCAAATGGCAGAAATAGCCGCCGTTGCAGTCATTAACGACCCGATAGTGGCCGACCTTAAAAACAAATCCGTGCGGGACCTCAAACAATTTTTCATGGAACACCTAACCGTGGCGCGTTTACAAAAACTCGCCGAGGTTATTAACCAGATGATGAACCCCGCGGGTTTTACATCCTCTATTCGATTGATACGGGAAATGGGAACGACCCGGCCGAAAACCGAGAACGACCGAATAGAGTAACCGGGTTGAACTCTCCGTGGGGTAATCGTGGCGAACTACTACGAAACTTTGGGTGGAGCTATGAATACTTGCTATGGGGCATTTCATGGCTCAACGTGCAACTGATGATTGCGGATGCGCCGAGGGCAAAGGAAGTGCCACTTGACGAAAACGGCAACCCGATTGATGAAAGCCAGACAATCACCCAAGAACTCACAACAAAAGAAGATATTAAAAACTATCTCAAAGGTTATATGTAATGGAAAACTTAGGCGGCGCGTTAGGATTTAGGGCAACGCTCAATATAGATGATTTCAATGTGTCGGCTCAGTCAATGGAGCGACAGATTAGAAATTTCTCCAATACCGCTATTAGCGAGGTTGGAGAGGTTGAGGATTCATTTAGAAAAATGGCCGAAAGCGCAGGGCGTTATATCTCCTATTACCTTGTAGGACAGGGTATGCACGGCCTCGTAAATTCCATTATACAGACACGCGGACAATTCCAGCAACTGGAAATTGCCTTTGAAACAATGCTGGGCAGTACCGATAAGGCTACTACGCTCATGCAACAGATGGTTGACACCGCCGCCAAAACGCCATTTGACCTTATGGGCGTGGCTGAGGGTGCAAAGCAGCTCATGGCTTATGGTGTGAGTGCCGACAAAGTGAATGACACGCTTGTAAGGCTTGGAAACATAGCCAGCGGCCTTTCCATACCTCTTAATGATATTGTTTACCTATACGGTACAACAATGGTACAGGGCAGGCTCTATGCGCAAGACGTGCGACAATTTACGGGCCGTGGTATTCCACTTGTAAAAGAGCTTGCGGAGAAATACCATACAACAGCCGATGCGATAAATGAAATGGTGTCGGCCGGCAAAATCGGCTTTGCCGATGTCGAAGAGGTCTTAAACAAGATGACTAATTCCGGCGGCCAATTCTACAACCTCATGGAAAAACAATCGGCCTCTCTCACGGGACAGATTGCAAACCTACAAGACGCTTGGGACACTGTTCTTAACGACTGGGGTAAATCCAACGAGGGCTTATTCTCCGGGGCTATTGCCGGTGCCACATACCTTGTGGAACACATGGATACGTTGGTGCGCATACTGAAAGCGGTTGCTATCGGCTACGGGTCAGTGAAAGCCGCTATCGTACTCAATAGTGTTGCGACCAAAGGCTACACCGGCATTGCAGTGCTTGACAACACCGTAAGGAGCGCAAAACTCGTACTTATGAAAGCCGAGGCAGCTCTAAACGGCACGGCTCTTGCTCAAAAGAAAGCTATGACCGCCGCCGAAAATGCACATTTTACGGCATTGGAGGCTACCCTAAGCGCGGAACAACAAGCGGCTATTGTCAAGCAGCTACGAATAGGGGCTATTACGAGCCTGTTGACTGTTCAGCAGCAAGAGTACCTATCCAACATCGGACTTACTACATCAAGCGCAGGATATGAAGCCGCAGCGTTGAGTGTTCTTTCGGCCGAGCAGCGTTTGGCATTGTCAAAAATGGATTTGACCGCCAAAAGTGCGGCCTATCGAGCTGCCGTTATCCAAGAGGTACAATCCAAACGGGCAAGCCAAGCGGCCTCTTTGGAAACCATGCGCACAACCGTAAAAGAGGCGGCCGTGTCAGTTGAAGCCGCCAAGTCAAAGGCTATATCAGCAACACAAGCGGTTGAAGCGGCTCGTTATGAGGTATATTGGGCGCAACAGTCAGGAAATGCGACAGCCATAGCCGCTGCACAAAAAAGACTTGAGGCGGCCGTGGACCAGCAAGCTATTACTCGCAAAGCGGCATTGGCGGCTCAATCGGATTTCTATGCAAAGAAAAAACAGCTTGAAACTCTTGCAACCACACAAGGTCGGGCCGCATCGGTAGCCGACACCGCCGCTAAGACTGCACAGACAGCAGCCACAAGCATATTATCGGCCGCTACGGGTAAATTGACAGCAGGGTTAAAAGCTCTCTGGGCTACAATGGTAGCTAACCCTATCGGCGCAATTCTATCTCTTGTCGGCCTATTGATAAGTGCATTTACCATGCTGGGCGATAGCGAGGATGATGCGGCGGATAGTATGAAAAAATTTGGCGAGAGTGGAGAAAGTCAGTTATCCAATCTCCAAATGCTTGTATCGGTGTTACAAAATACCGACCATAATAGTAATGCCTATAAGAAAGCCTTTCAAGAACTAAATGCGCAGTTAGAGGAATACGGCTTAAATGCGTTACAAGTTGGAGCGTCCGCACGAGAGGTGCAGGAGGCTATGGATAAACTCACTGACGCTATTAAACGTCAATCGGGCGAAACTGAAAGGTCTAATTCACTCGCTAATATTCAAAACGAGTATTCTACGGCTTTGGATGAGATTGAGAAATCAATCCAAAAGGAACTCAAAGAGGCTCACCACTATAATTGGAATGAAATTTTAGGCATTGGATATTCTACTGATAGCGATGATATTCAACAGAACGCCACGGCTTTTGCCGGGCATATCCGGCAAATAATTGAGGACGCTTTGCCTAAAATGGTGAACCTTTCAGACGATGAAAAGGAAAGGGCTAAACAACAGTTACGCGACCAGATAACACAGATAATGACCGATGCGGGAATTGATGCACAACACGCTTCGTTTATTACTGATTATTCAGTGCTTGATGATGCGTTCCACGATGTATTCATGCAGGAAGATGGTATTATTGACCGTGCTATCTTGGCAAGACAAGCATTTGAGGAACAAACAGAAGCGACAAATGCCGCCGCTGATTCTTATGCCCGAATGGGTAACACGGCTGAACAGACAGCTCCGCAAATTGATATTGCCAGCCTAAGCCTTACTGAACTACACGATTTGGCTACAAAGATAAGCGGGACCGAGGTTGCGATTGATATTGCCGTATATGGCTATCAAGACGCAATGGCGATGTTGCGCGATGTTCAAGCTCAAATTGGGCAGAAACAAAACGACCTCAATACTGAAACTGGCATAAATAGCGAAATCCAAAATCTCAAAAAGTTGCGCGGCGAGGCTCAACTGGGAAGCCAAGCATGGAAAGACTACAACACCCAAATTGATACACTCCAGAAAAAGTTGGATTCCGCCACGGGCAGAAATAAGCGCGGTGGCGGGCGTAGTGGCGGCCACAATGGAGCAAACGATGCGGCCCGTGCCGCTGATACTTTGGCACAAAAGCAGCTTGAGGCTGAAAAGCGTGTCGAAGAGTCCCGTATTGCAGTCATGGAAGAGGGCTATGCCAAACGCAAAGCTACTCTTGACCTACAACATAAGGAAGCTCTTGACCGTATCGACAAAGAGGAAAAAGAGCTTATAAAGGCTCGTAAATCCGCAGGCAAAGGCGGCCTATCCCAAGAGGAAAAAGACGGCTTTGCACAACGCCGCGCCTATGAGAATCAAAGCTACCAGCAATCCACGAACAAACTCTTTGAGGGCGAATTGGATTACAAGAAAAAGCAATACGAACTCTATTGGCGTTGGGTGGAGAATATGGGTAAGGATGTTGCCGATAAGCAATTTGCGTCTTTGCTCCAATCGGGCAATTCTTTCAAGCAGTATCTTGAAAAGCAAATCGCCGAACTCCAAGCCAAAAAAGCCGCCGGAACAATCACCGAGGGAGAGAGTAATTTTCTTATATCCCTTAACGTGCAATATGATGAGCTTACAGGTGCAAAAACGGCTCTTGACGCTTTCCGTGAGAGTGTCAATGCCGCTATCAATCGTAGCCAAACTCTTGCCGAGAAACTGGCAGCGGTGGCAGATGCAAAACGCAAGCTGGAAAATGGCGAAAGTGGTATTATAAGCGATGATGACCGAGCCGCCGCAAGTCTGGACCTATCCCAAAGGGAGGCCGAACTCCAAAAAGAGGTACATGAAACCGTCCTAAACGATTATCGCTCTTTTGAGG